CCCTCGTAACCGCAGCGCCTGATGTTGGGATTGTGCTTGTGCTATATGTTCCCGCCTCAAATTGCATTCCCCAAACGGCAATTTTATCCCCTGCGCTACACACAAAGTTCAAATCCAAAAATAAATTCACACCAAAATTTGTTGGAGTGATATTGTTTGCCTCATACCTTACCCATTCATCAGTAGGCGTAAATTCAGTTTCAGTATCAGTTAAACCAAAAAAAACATTTCCATTTCCATTTATTTTTTTAAGCCAAAAACTACACGAATGTTTTGCGCTTGTGTATGATGTATTTGAAAAATGCCTTAACAATGAACTTCCATTTGATGAAAATGTAATTGTTGATGCAGTTTGAGTTCCATCAGGTGCAATTGCATCATTATCAGTTATTGTTTGTAATGATGCGCCATTTAATACGCTCCAACTGCTTAATGTCTTGCTATACAAACAAAGATTTGTACGTTGTGGCTCAAGCAATAAACCACCTTTTGTGTTGCTTGAAAAATCAACTCGTGGCTCATTGGATGCAGCGTATTGCACCAATCCATTGCGCCCTAAATAAGTTCCGCCTGAAATCCTATCCACTTGAAATGGCAAACTTTTAAAATTTCCACCCTCATCGTTATATGCCAACAAACTTTTTTGTTTTGTTGCCCAGATATCATTGCCTAATTTTAATTTTGGATCTGCCATTTTTATTGTATTGTAAATTGTTGCCCTGTTGCCATTTCTGCAAATGTATCATAAGAAGTAACATCAACCATTTCCGCATCGGTGAGTGCCTTGTTCCATACGAATAATTCATCACAAGCATTTCGAAATCCAGTATCCGAAACAAAACGAGTTGTGCCAATTATAACAGAATTGAAATCCCAAGATAAATTTGTTCCGCTTGATTCATTGCGAACTTCAATTCCATCAATGTACAACTTGTATGTGGTTGCGCTTGTAAATTTAATGGCAACTTTTTTGACTTCACCAACAAAAACGGGATAAGTTTGTGAATCAACATCTTGTGTTGTGCGCCTCCTTTCAACTTGAACGAATGATGCGTTTGCCCAAGAAAATCTTAAATAATCAACCGCACTTCCGTTTTTGTAAATACTGAAAATTGTTTGGTTTGTGCTTATTGCATCAACAGTTCCTTTCCAATAAACAGTGATTGGATAATCACTTGCTAAATCCCCGAATGGTTGATTGTATGCGGAATCAATGTTGCGTGTGATTGGTGATGCCTCTGTTTTGATGTAACTTGTTGGATTTGAATTATGCTCCTTTTGGAATCCCCATATATATGCAAATTCACCAATTGTGCATGATATGTAGTTTGTAGGATTGTTACATAAAACAAGTTTCGCAATATCATAAGTATCACCGCTTGAATGAGAATAAGTCATAAAAATTCTATACCAACCGTTTGGATATTTTTGAATGCCTTTATTTGTAGCATACGAACTTGCGGTTGTAATACCACCCGTTTCCAAATCAAAAATAACTGCGGGTGTTCCCGTTGCGCCAAATTGCGCAAGTGCAATGTATCTGTTATTTCCCGCTTTTACAAAACAACTGATTGTCGATGTTGCGGTCACAGTTGTAATCAATTGCTCACACCTTGCTTGATTTGTTGAGGTTGCTGTTAATTTATCACCGTTATTTGTTCCATCAGGTGAAATCACTTGATCCGATGTGATTGTAGTTCCATTTTTCGACCAAGTTGATGCGAAATTTTCACTTTGTCGCACAAGATTCACTTTTGATTCCTCCAAAAGTAATTCAGGGCATCCCTTTGGGTTTCCATCCGCATCCAAACGATAATTCAAACGAGGCACGTTTTCCGCCATTGTTTCAATGTATCCGCCCTTGTTGATGCGTGTGCCTGATCCAGTGCGTGTGAATGTGAAATCCCCATCACCATCGGATGGCACAACGGAATAAACTTTGTCCTCCGCATACGCTGCGGGAATCATCGCTAAATTTGCAGTATCTTTTACTCCCATTTATTTCGTTTTATCTTTTATTTTTTCAAAGGTACGCAATCCACCCAAACCAAGCATCCCCAATAGTATGGTGATGAGTTGATCCATCTGAATTGCAGGAGGCATCACATCAGGTGAAACCCACGCAATTAAATCACGAATGATGAAGTTGTAAGCAAGTGCAATCCCACAAATCCAACCAATGAATGGTCGCCAACCCGCAACAAATATGCTCCGATGTTGTGCCTCCATTTTGTTGATTTCACTTTGCACCTTCACAAGTTCCATCATTTTATCAGGATCAATTTCTTTGCCTTTGATTGCTTCACGCAAATCCTTTGCAAATTCACCAAGTGATGATTTACCACCATTATTCAATCCCAATAATTTTGCGAACAGTGTTTTCATTAGTACACCCAAATAACATTTTTACTTTTATCGGGATCATTATCAACGTGAATAAACGTTTTGGCAATCCCTAATCTATTGAATCCAACAAGCATCAAAACTTCAATCAAACGAAATCGATCCGCTGAATTGTCGCAACTCACATCAATTGCGTAACCTTTCAAATGGCTTGAGGTTTTTGTTCCCCCAACCATTTCATTCCTTTTTTTTGTGCGTACCCCTGAATTGATGCGTATTGGTTTGCCAAACAATTCACGTGCCTGATCAATCATTTTTAACACATCATCATTCATACGTTCACCACTTCCAACTTCATCAGGTGAGTCAAATTCGCTAATTTTAAAATGCTTCATTAAAAACTTAAAATTGTGATTTGAAAATCCTCAACCCTTGCGGTTGCATTACTTTTATCAACTTTCACTTGTATTTTCACTCCGCTTGTTTTGATTGCGCTTGTTACAAAGAATTGAGTTGTGCGTGAATAACGCACCTCATCCCCAGATGTTGAAATCAAATCGTGAGCAAACTCAACGCTTTTTGTTGTATCTGGAAAATACAATCTTGAATCCATTCGTGTGTTTGCAGCACCTGTTGTGATATCATAATCATTGCGAATCAATAAAACTTTTCCAACTGGCACTTCACTCAAATCAATTGTGTTGGTTGCTGAATCCCACAAATCACCAGTGATGTATGTTGGCTTGTGTGTTGTAAGCGTACCCGATCCCGCCTTGTTGTTTGTTAAATCCTCCCAAGTATCCGCAGTTAAATTGATGGGAGTTGCAGTTGTTGCAGTATCCTCATAAAAGGCAAACCCGCCAAGTGTATCATATAGCGCATTTGTGCTTGTTTTGATTTCATTCACATTGGATGCGGTCACTTTGTAAATTTCCGCCAATGCTGATGTTTGATTATCCGTTTTATTTGTAAAAGTGATTTTTGCCATTATGATTGTAATTCAATTTGTAATTCGTTTTGTAATCCGCCCGATGGAGGAATTTGTTCCACACGATTGGAAAGTTCAATGATTGCCCTGAAATATGTGTGATCACTCAAATCTTGCTCAATATACTGAATGCCCTCATTTTGTGATGTGTACACATTGAATCCTTGTGCGCTTAAATCAAAATAGTTTGCAGATCGTGTGCGCAACAAAGATAAACATTCATCAACAATTAGGTTGCAATCAAGTTCCCCTCCATTGTCCGATTCAAATCTTGTGACCACTTCAATCCTTGTAATCACTTCGGAATTGAATGTTGTTTGATTTTGATCAACTTCATTGTTTGTAAGGGAATAAACCCGTACAAATGGATACGTTGCATCTGATGGCACCCTGCCATAAATTGGCACGATATTGCCACGCAATGAAACTTCGTTTGTTAAACGGTCAATGATGGCTTTTCTTATGCGGTGAATCACTTCTTTCATAATAATTTTTTAAGTTTTTTATCCACTCGTTTGAGCATATTATTGAAACCAACTCTTGCGGATGAAAAGAAAAATGGTCGTGCGGGTAAATTAACCTCACGAATTCCCTTTCCTTTGAATTGTGCTGCATAACCATCAGGGATGCCAAGTTCTTTCATATCAGTCAAACTCACTTTTGTTCCCGTTCCAAACTCAACATAAGGCGCATATTCAGCATCAGCAATAACCGCAACACCTTTTCCAGATGCCTGTGAACTTATGCTCCCACGCAAATCGCCATTATCATATTTAGCATCTTGTTTTGCCCTTCCGACAATTTCCTGCGCACCCCTTCCAATTTCATTTGAAAGTTCCTGTTTTGAAAACTTTTGTAATTGTGCAAGTTTTTTATTCAACTTTGCCAAATCCGATTGGTTTATTTTTATTCCCGCTTTCATATTCCCACCGCTTTGATTGTTGTGAAATAATCCTCCGCATTACCACCTGATGCACCTGACTTAAATCTTTGATACAATCCATCAAACATATCCACAATGCGAAATTTTTCATCCGATGCCTCCAATTGTAGCACATCGCTCAACAGGATTTGATTTCCCGCCTTTTGGCGCATTATCAATTCAATTTCAGTACGTTGTTCCCGAATTCCGTTTTCCTGCGATATTTCGCCTCTATTCGTTTTTTTGGCACACCAAAATGTATGAACAATGGTTTCGGAACTTGTAAACCCACCGAATCCATCTGCGGTTTTTGTCAAGCGCAGTA